ACTTAGTAATGCAACTGTTCCTGTTTTCGGTTGTAGGTAATTATAAAATAATGTACTACCGTTATCTATTTTAATAACGTTATTTGTGTATTCTGTATAGTTATTAGTTAAATTACCTGTAGTGCCTATCTTTATTCCGCCGCTGTTTATAAAAATGCTTGGACTTGTTACAGGATTTGACCCGAAAAAGGCCATTGCGGTGTTATATAAGTTTGTTTGACTATAAAGAAGCGTATTCCCATATACTGAAAGTCCACCATCTATACGTCCACCACCACTTATCCAAAAATTAGCGGCTTGTGCAGATGCATTTTGATTTTGAATAGAATTACCGCTGCCTGTATAAACCCAGTCATTATTCGTTATACCCCCGCTTAAAACAAATGTTGAATCCATATTGCTGCTATACCGAACCTGCATGGATATTTTACGCCTTTCAGCGGGTATTGCATTTCGGGTTGTATAATTGTAGGTTGTTGTATACCCCCCTGCTTGTAATGAATCTAAAGTAACGGGATAAGTGTCGCTTGGGCCAATAGTGGTAACGTAACCAGCTAAGGGCACCTGAGCAAAGGCAGTTGCGCTGATAAATAGCGATAATATAAAGAGTAGTTTTTTCATTAGTATACAATTATTGAAGGTGTGGTCGCTGAAAACGTATTGTTTGATGTATACACGTTATAATTCTGTGTGTAGCCATTTATATTGGTTACTGATACAACACTTTTTGTAAAGGCCCCAAAAGAGCTAAATCCGCCTACCGAGATAAAGGTTAAATCCCCTAATGAGGCAGGGTAAGCATAGTAGACATAATTGCTTCCGCTCGATGTGACTGTAAATCCCGATTTGTCTTTAGCTCCGCTTAGTTCTTTATTGCCTCCTGCAACAGCAAGAATTATCGTATTATCAGGTGTTGCACTTGCTGATCTGCCCCAATACCTACCCGGCAACCATGTATCAGTAGTGGTTGCGGTTGCTGTTTTGCCGTCTGTAGTCGTTACCGTAAGGGTATAGGTGCGGTTAGTATTACTTGGCGTTGTTACCGATTGAGTGCCTGAAACGGTTCCAGGTTGCGCAGGTTGAGAGCCGAACACACTTAATGAACCGGGACTAATAACTGCCGTACTTATTGTGGCTGTTGCCGCTTGCCTGCCATAACTCCATGATAGATTGTGTGTTGCTGCTGATACTCCTAATTCATAAGCTGTACCGCCGCTCAATGATGCTGTAGGGATTTGGGTTTGTCCAAACATTTGCCGCCATACACTTGCGGGATTACCTGGTACTATGGTCTGCCCCACAAAGGGCAAGCTAGTTATAGATGTCGCGGTTATATTAATGCTGTCAGGCAGGCTATAAAGATTGCTTCCCCAAAGCCATCTGATTTCATTAGCTCCGTTAAGTTTTCGTGTTTGAGATGTTGTTGTTGTAGTTGACCATGGGGTCGTTTGCGCGAAGCTATTGAGGCTGATAAGGCAAAGTGCTAAAAAGTGTAATCTTTTCATGCTCAAATATATTACAAAGTTTTTATTTCTTCAATTTTAGCATCCGATATATCAATAGCAATCGGTGCGCGGGCGTAAGTTCCACCCAGAGATGACAAAGCCGCTTGTATTTTGGTTAGCTCATTATTGATGTCATTTTTCTGAGACACCAAGGCTGAGTTTAATGGAGAGTACCGTACGGAATTATCAACATTCCCGCCTAATTCGTAGGTTCCGTCATTCTTATGCCAAGTATAAAACGATTCAACATAAGTTACGGATCCATCTTCATTATCCACGCGCTTAAGGCTGAACAACCTCTTTTCGCCAGCTGCCGCTACTTGATTAAAGTTTATATAGCCAATAACGATTGGTAATTCATCGCTTCCTGTAGTAGAATATATGGCATCCATGCCTTTAACAGGGCATGAGTCATCGCCAAAAGGAGCGCAGTTATCAGCTGTTGCGGCGCCATAAAGTCCCAGAACCTTAAGCAACCGCCTGCCTGTGGTATCAATCAAGCTGCTGAAATATTTTGACAGGGTAATCATCCAAATATGTTTTGTGGCTCATCGCCGGTAAATGTTTCCAGTAATACTAACGCACCACTCATGGTTTTGCTTTCTCCGGATTCGTTAATGGTTGTACTTTCCAGCACCATCTTGACAGTATTGTTGATATTTAAGAGTGGATTTGTTACCTCAATGATATCACCTATACTGATCGGCTCCCAACGGTTAAGGGTAAAGTCAATCCGGATATTCTTTAATTCAACACCCCGCATGTTCAGCGCAGCTCGATTGGTATCATAGAACGACAAGCGTGTTAACTTATCAACTGTTGGCCGGAATACTTTAACCAGGGGATTACGTACCGTGTCGGTTGATGATACCTTAAAGGTTTGGCCACGGTCCTGATCAAAATCATCAAAGCTTTTTACGTTGATATTAATATTACCAAAAGCTTCATCCGGATTATCTCCACGAGACTGCTGCCTTAAAGTGGTGATGTGGCTATGGATATCAGTTCCATCCACATCCAGTTCCATTGTGATTGTGTTTTCCGGTGTTAACTTAAGCTTCGGTTTAGATTTAACATCCGGACGGAACATGATCAGGTTGCCATAAATATCATGGCTAACAACAACATTCTTTTGATTGGCTATGCTGCAGATATAATTCTTTATAGTTTCCTCCGGCTTGGCAACGGTCTTTTCAATGATCTGGTTGCATTCTTTTTCAACAATGGCATACACAACCAATTTCAATCCAAATGGTGCAAGAAGCCGCTCAGTTATTTGCTTAAGCGATTTTTTATTCGACTCCAAAGGGTACATATTGTACGGTATCTGGCAATCATCAAGAACGCCCGGCTTGCTATATCCGGATATTTGCCATAGCCCCGGTTCAGCAGTTGCCTTTACGGTCCACCTTACGGCAGTCATGGTAGCAATCAGTTTATCTTCATCCGAATAAAACACAACTGATGCGTAAGAAAGTGGTGTGAACAATTCGTTGTGGCCAGGAACATCCGGATCCCACCGCGCCAGTATAGAAAAGGTGCTGGCAACAGTGTCCAGGGTGCTGCTGATCACCACCTCATTAAAGTACAGGAAGTAAACACCATTTACCTTTACCTTCATGCGTAATAAATTATATCCGTACCAGCCGGCACCAAAAATAAGTTGGTATTCTTTATGTTGTTGATTGTGCGGAATGTCTCTATGTTTTCGTCACTGGCCAACCCCATGTATTTATGCGTAAGCACAATAAGCTGGCTATCACTGGTGAGCAATACCCTCCGCTCTATCTTGGCATTAAATGCTATGGTTTGTAAAGCAATCAGCGTTTGAAAAACAGCGTTCTGTAAGGCATTTTGTGTATTTATTGATGTAGAGAATGAGGTAGCAGGATTATTGATGCTAACGTAAGCCGCATCCATTATCCCAAGGTAGTCTTTATAAATGCCAGCCATGTTATCAGCTGCGTTAGTTACCGCCAATCTTGTTTTATAATCAGTTGGCAGCGGGTTAAGCATCGCGGTTGCCAAGCTCACAATAGATACGCCTGCCGCGGTTTCAAAATAAGCCTTGTTATTTCTGCTTGGTACCTGGGCCAGTATGGCGCCGATGGAGTTGTAAAGGCTTACAATGAGTGATATTCTGGCATCCAATGAGATCAGGAAACGTGCCGGCGCCATAATTACATTATGTATGGTGCGGATGGCATCAACCGGCTGCGTAGTAAGGCTATCTATGGCCGTAAAGGCAGTATTGATCAGTTGTTGATACGCAGTATAATTAACGGCATCCAGTCCTTTTTTGATGAGGGCATTCAGGCTATCGGCGCTACCCTTCACAGTAGTAACGTCAGCTGCTTTCAGATCAACCTTGCTTTCATAATCCAAAGGGGAAAGGTCATAATATTCCTCAAACGTATCGCTTATTTTTTGCTGCGGCGAGTCATAAGAAATCGCAAATGGCTTATCGGTTATGGTTTCCCAAAAGTCAACATTAAACTGAGTAACATTTAATTGAGCATCCGACCGGCGTACGGAAATAGGTTGGCCAATAATACCCCCATATATCGGGTGAGCAACCTGCCATGGGCGATTGTCATTGCAGGAAAGGTCAAAAGCTTCTGCCTGGTCAATGTTATCTTCACCGGTAAATACAAAAGCCAAAGGAAACTGCCGGGCTTTGACATTTCTCCGGGCTATTTCAGAACCTTCAACATTAATATACTCAAAAGTAGCGGTGTTAAATTCCTTAGTGGTTTCATAACCTATTGGTAACGATGGGAAGTAGGTAACGCCATCGCCGGTTGTGATGCTAAAAATGGTGTTTTCTACTCTGTCGCGCCAGGTCATTGATTTTTATTTAATATAGCAATATTACTGATTATATACTATATTTGAAACATCATAAGCAATTATGATTCTTTTAGGATGTCAGAGTCTTTAGAGAGGCCCGATGCGCATTTATGCCGCGGGCTTTTTTATTTCCAAAGTCTGTTAAATTGCTTCTGAGCTTCCTTATTAAAAAAGTAGGGTATTTTCGGTTGCGTTCTTTCAGCAGCTTCACGCGAGAAGTGGGTAGCCTTAACCGGCGCTATGGATCCGGACCGTGACACATAGATAAGCCGGGAGTTGAATTTTATACGACCTTTGGATAATTTACGCACGCTTGTTACGGTCCGGTAAAAGTTCCTGCTGCCAATCTTTACCTTTTGGTATTTGCCTTCCCGCATAGCCACGAAAGCAGCGGCCACCTTGCGGCTTTTTGTGGTGCCGGTATATTTAAACTTTCCCTTAACAACAGTACTTCGGTCAAACCTTTTCTTGGTCATAACGGGCCTGTCAAGATCGCGAGATGTACGCGCAGCGGCCAGGTAATCCAATCCTTCTGTTATTTTACCGCCATGTTCCTGCTTTGCCATGTTCTCCACGGCAGTAGCGGCCCGGGCAACCCCGTTGGCTGTCATACCTACAGTTGAACGCATAGTATTGATATCGAAGCCCTCTGCGCGGTTAACACCCGAAAAACGTTTAAAGAAGGTTGATGATCTGCGTACAAAGTTTTGAGTGGCGCTGTCATCCAGCGTATTCATTTTAACATCGAATGCGGCTGCGTTAAGCGTGCCGCGTACAGCTAGGGGAAAGGCACTCCTGTGCATCTGCTTAAGCCGTTCCACCATCGCAACCGATGCCTGTGTATTTACATTAAAATGAACATTGTTTGGCATTATTCATAGTAAAGGGTAATTTCCAAACTTGGCCAGTCAGCAGGATTTGGCATGCCTGTGATTATACGCGTATCAACTATATAGGCAGGAAATACCATTTTCTTCTGCATGTCGCTATCACCATTCTTTATATACATGGTAAGCTTTTTTGGCTCAGCAGGTACGCTACTTCCTGAAAGAGGAAGGTAAAAAAATGGATCTGATCCCAACAGGTCGGCAGCGGTTTTCGTTACCATTCCAGATGAGGCAACCGGGTTAGTAAGGCTATAAGCCAATACAGGGTTGGTAGGCTTACTAATGATCAGCAATACCGTATCACCAACAGCAAATCCATTAGGAGCAACAAAATCATAAGTTAAGGCGCCGGTTCCTTTAAATTGATAAGTGTCACCTGCAACTCCTGCTTGGTTGGCCTTTACAAAAAGGAAGTAGCCATCCGGCAACAGATCAATAGCAATAGGCACAGAAAAAACTCCCGATGACAAACTCATGGTTTGCCTGATATCATTCAGTACGTTAGGCAGCTTCTGTAAGGCCCCAAGTATCTGATAGGTTGTTGATTCGTTATCCGGAACGGCATTGGGAACCATGCCAACTGCGTCCAATATCGCGTAGATGTTAGAATGAATATCCTGGTAAATCTGTTCAATTACAGCGGTTCCCTCAGTAGATACATCTTCGTTAATTATCCTACCATTGGGATAATCCGCATTTACCT